TTCAAACCTTCTCTCCCTGAGACCACCAGCACGGTGCCAGATTCACCGTTCATTAAACCTGATACGCTTGATTTCGATGCAAAATGATGCGGAAGTAAGCCAGATCAAACGAGGGGTCGGGCTAATTGGCAGCACCGAGCCTAGAATCCACACGCCACTATTAAAGGGTAGGTCCAAAGCGCAGGAAGTGTCTGACCTAGCAGACAAAATTGGCTTACCCTTAATACCCTGGCAGCGGTGGGTGCTAGATGATTTGTTATCTGTAGATGATGACAATAATTGGCGCAAGAAAACAGCTTTAGTGTTGGTTGCACGTCAAAATGGCAAGACACATCTAGCACGTATGCTAATCCTGAGCCATCTATTCTTATGGGGCTCTAAGAATGTCCTCGGTATGTCATCTAACCGCAATATGGCATTAGATACCTTTAGGCAAGTCGCATTTACAATAGAAGATAATCAATTTCTAAAAGATCAGGTAAGACAGATCCGATTGGCTAATGGCCAAGAATCTATTAGCTTGCTTAATGGTGCCAGGTATGAAATTGCAGCAGCTACCAGAGATGCACCACGTGGTAAAACCGCTGATTTCTTATATATCGATGAATTAAGAGAGTGGACAGAGGAAGCCTTTACAGCTGCATTACCAACAACACGTGCTCGCCCTAATGCGATGACTTTAATGACAAGTAATGCTGGTGATGGGTTTAGTACAGTATTAAATGATTTGAGAGAGCGTTGCTTATCTTATCCACCAGAAAACTTGGGATTTTATGAGTACAGCGCACCACAGCATTGTAAGATAAATGACAAGAAAGCCTGGGCGTTGGCTAATCCTGCTTTAGGCCATTTAATAACTGAGCAAACATTAGAAGAATCTGTCAGCACCAACAGCATAGAAGCTACGCGCACCGAAATGTTATGCCAGTGGATAGATTCTGCTGTCAGCCCCTGGGTGTATGGATCTATTGAGCAATGCAGCGATAGCAGTTTAGAAATACCTGTTGGGCCACAAACTATTATGGCTTTTGATGTTGCACCTACCAGAAGATCGGGTGCTTTGGTTATGGGTCAAATGAAAGATGGCAAAATTGCAGTTGGCTTGGCACAGCTTTGGTATAGCGATATAGCAATAGATGAGATTAAGATGGCTAGCGACATAAACGAGTGGGCTAGAAAATATCACCCGACCACAATTTGTTACGACAAGTACGCCACGCAAACTATTGCCACAAGATTAGAGCAAAGCGGATGGCGGATGGTCGATGTATCAGGCCAGGCGTTTTACCAGGCGTGCTCAGACCTTGCCGATGGCTTGGCTAATAGTCGTGTGGTTCATTCTGGCCAAGCAGAGCTAGTACAGCATTTGAATAATTGCGCAGCTAAGACAAATGATGCTGGCTGGCGCATAATTAGGCGTAAATCTGCTGGAGATGTTACTGCCGCTATATCACTTGCTATGGTGGTTAGTCAATTAACAAAACCACAACAAACCGCCCAAATCTTTGTCTAACTTGCACCAATAGTCCGATTTATGGTATAACATACCTATATGGGTATATTGTCTGCTTTGGGAATTACAAAAAATAAAGAATCCGTACAAGCGCAATACGCCCCTGCCATTATGGACACAGCTTATGGCTATGGTTCATTTACAACTGGTGTTGGTAATTTTCCTGGTGGATTAGATCGTAATTATGCGATGCAAGTACCTGCTGTTAGCCGTTGCAGAAATCTTATTGCTGGTGTAGTTTCCTACCTGCCGTTGAAGCTTTACAAAAAGTCAAACGGTGAGGAGCTGGGGAGCCCTCTGTGGTTAGAGCAACCAGACTATCGGCAGCCAAGATCCGTCACGTTAAGTTGGACTGTCGATAGTCTTTTATTTTATGGAGTTGCGTATTGGAGAGTTACGGAGCTCTATGCCGATGATTTAAGACCATCAAGATTTGAATGGGTTGCAAATAATCGGGTTACATTTACAACAAATAAGTTTGGCACAGAAGTAGAAGAATACTTTGTCGATGGCGTAAGAGCACCAATGACTGGTATTGGCTCCCTAGTTACATTTCAAGGATTAACACAAGGCGTATTAACTACAGCAGCACGTACAATTCAAAGTGCATTAGATATTGAAAAAGCAGCAGCTGTATCTGCACAAACTCCAATGCCAAGTGGATACATTAAAAACACTGGAGCAGATTTACCAGAAGCCCAGGTATCAGGATTATTAGCACAATGGAAGCAAAGTAGACTTAATAGATCGACAGCATATTTAACTAGCACACTATCTTATGAAACTACAGGATTTTCTCCTAAAGATATGATGTATAACGAAGCGCAACAATATTTGGCAACTCAAATTGCTAGAGCGATGAACGTACCTGCATATTACATATCCGCAGATATGAATAACTCTATGACCTATCAAAATATTATTGATGGTCGCAAAGAGTTTGTTGCCTACTCACTACAGCCATTTATTTGCGCTATTGAAGACCGTTTATCTATGGATGATATAACCCCACGTGGCCATATCGTTAAGTTTGCTATCGAAGAATCATTCCTACGTGCTGACACAATGAAGCGACTAGAAGCAATAGAGAAAATGTTGCAACTTGGTTTAATTGATGTAGATGACGCAAAGGAAATGGAAAATATGACACCAGAAGGCAGGGAAGTAGAAGATGATACTTACATTCAGTAGCCAGGTAGAGGCATCCGATTCGGAGCGCAGAATTATCTCTGGCAAGATCGTGCCATTTGAAGAAGCGGGCAATACCTCTGTTGGTAAAGTCGTATTTGCTAAAGGCTCAATCGAAATAGGCGATCCAGGCAAGGTTAAGATGCTTATGCAACACCGCCCAGAGAAGCCAATCGGTAGAATGCAGAAATTTCAACAAGCAGAAGATGGCATCTACGCTAGCTTTAAAATCAGCGCATCAATGCAAGGTCAAGATGCTTTAATCCTGGCATCTGAGGCTTTAGTCGATGGCCTATCTGTTGGAGTTGATGTAAACAAGTCAATTCAGAAAAAAGATTATTTATATGTAACTAGCGCAACCCTACGTGAGGTCAGCCTAGTTGAAACGCCAGCATTTAGTGCGGCGCAAGTAACTAAAGTTGCTGCAAGCGAAAGCGAAGCAGAGGACACAAACCAAACAAAAGAAAGCGAGGCTCCTGTGGAAGATTTAGCAACAGCGCCACAAGAAGCAAAGGCAGAGGCTGCTACTCCTACAGTAGAAGCTGCTCGCCCAGTAATTACAGCACCACACATTCAAACATCTGTACGTTCGCCAATTAACTCAATGGCAGCATACACAGAGCACAAAATTAAAGCTGCACTAGGATCAGACGAATCAAAGTTGTACATCGCTGCGGCTGATGATTCATTCTCAACTAACCCAGCATTTAATCCAACACAATACTTAACAGAGTTTGTAACAAATACACGCTTTGGAACTCCAACAATTGATGCCTGTTCACAAGGCGTTTTACCGGAAGTTGGTATGTCGATTAGTGTGCCTTCACTCGTCACTTCTGTGGCAGGTGGTACAGGTGTAGCACCAGTAGTAACTGTTGAGGCAGAAGCTGGAGCAGTTGCTAATACAGGTATGGAAACTGCTTATCTAACTGGCACAGTCCAAAAATATTCTGGTATGAACACGCTGAGCGTTGAGCTCCTTTCCAGAGCGGGCTATCCTGGCTTTTATGCAGAATTGACACAACAGTTGCAAAATGCTTATTTAACAGCTATTGATACAGCTGCATTAACAGCACTGTTGGCTGCTGGTACAAACGGATCAGCTACAACTGCTGATAGTGATGGAATTATTGCTTACTCATCAGAAGCAGCATCATTAATTTACAAGAACACTGGTTATTTTGCACAGAATTACATTGGCAACCCAGCACAGTATCAAGCTCTATTAGGTGCTACCGATACAACTGGTCGCCCAATTTACAATGCAATTCAACCAATGAACGCAGCCGGACAAGTTGCACCATCTTCAATCCGTGGAAATGTATTAGGACTTGATCTATACGTAGACAAGAACTTCTCAGCCACTACATTTGATGATGGATCAGCAGTAATTCTTGCACCAGAAGCATTCACTGTTTACCGTTCACCACAAGCGTTTATGTCAGTAAACGTAGTATCTAACCTACAAGTACAGGTTGCGATCTACGGATTTATGGCAACAATCGCTAAAATGCCTTACGGAATTATCAAGTACGCAAAGGCCTAATAACACAATCAGTAATCCCTGGGGTTTAGTAGCCCTAGCCCCAGGGAGCTTTATTTAAAGGAGTAGAGATGGCAGCCACGTTTGTAACCAAAGCCGAGTTACGTGCTAACTTAGGTATTGGCTCTCTCTACAGTGATGCAACCGTTGAAGAAGTCTGCCAAACAGCAGAAGATTTATTAAAGCAGTATCTTTGGTATAACGATGCGCCAATAGTGGCAGCAGGATTACAAAATAATGTAGCAACTTTAGTATTAGCAAACCCAGGTATATTTGTAAAAGGTCAAACAGTAGCCATAGAAGGTTGCGGATCTACCTATGGTGGACAGCACACAATTACAGGAACTATTCCAGGCATTACAGTGCCAGTCAGTATTAGCACAGCATTTTGGTCTTATTTTAGTAACTACCAATGGCCTAACGGTTATTCATTTATACAGTTTGCAAAGGTACACGCAGACGATCCATTCCATCGCATAATTCCTAGTGGTAAAGCATCTGGACAAGACACGAAAGAAGCAGATTACAGTGCGATCCCTGCCATTCGGGAAGCGGCGATGATAGTTGCCGTAGATATCTGGCAAGCACGTCAAGTAAGCCAGACAGGCGGGGTAGGTATGGATGGGATCAGTGCCAGCCCTTATCGGATGGGTTATCAGCTGATTAACCGAGTGCGTGGTCTCATCCAGCCTTATTCAGCACCAGCATCTTTGGTTGGCTAATGGCATCGATAACCACCCTACGTGGCACACTAGCAACCGCTTTAACAAACGCTGGAGTATGGTCTACTTTTAGTTTTCCACCAGCAACTTTGCTTGCTAATAGCGTTGTAGTAACACCTAGCGATCCTTATATTGTGCCAAGCAACAATAGCCAGACAAGCATCGCACCTTTGGCTAATTTTAAGATTTTAATAACCGCTCCTGCATTTGACAATCAGGGCAACCTAAAAGGCATAGAAGATTTTATTGTGGCAGTAGTAACTAAACTAGCGGCATCCACCCTGGTTTACAACATATCAAGTGTCTCCGCTCCAGCTATCACAAACGCAGCTAGTGGAGATTTATTAACATCAGAAATAACCGTATCAAT